GATTACCTTACATTTGTAGGTATCGGGGAAATTCTGTAACCTGATAAATGGTATGGTTAGACTGGGAACCCCACTAGATAGCGGCCACATTTGCGGCACATCATACCCATCTGTAGCGACAATCAAACCGTTCATGTTGGTGGCTGTCCACCTCTTGTTGGAGGTATTAGCACCGTAATCACTATCGCCAGTAGCCGTTGTTCCAACAGGAACGACAGGGTAGGCTGCCGTATGTTCAGCGGCGGTTGTAGAGTTAGCCGCTCTTGTGCATCCAGTTAGATCGTTTGTAGATTTACCGGAGTATGTAACCTCTTCATACCCATTTGAAGAGCCGTCAGCAATGGCTTTGGTTCCCATCGCAATAGTCCCGCTTGCGGGAAACGCACTTGCGTCAGATAGGGTAATTGTAGTTACACTACTATTTATAGTAGCATTTAAGGTTCCGGTAGCCTGTCTAGTTACATCAGTCCAAGTAGAGCCATTCCATACCGCTATGTCTGTGGCTCCGTATGCAATCCAATAGTAGGTTCCCGCAACCGTTAGGTACGGATGGATGTAGTAAGGAGCAAACGGACAGGTAGCCATCACCTCTTGGTATCCGGCGACTTTCTTTACGCCGTTATCCAAGAGTCTTACATTGTTTCCGTCAGACCATGCGTTAGGTGGGAGATTAAAGGGTGGTGTATCCTGTATAATCCCTATCTGACCTAAGTTTTCGATAGGTACTAATGGCATTATGCTGGGGGCGTAGGCCAATTAATATTAAATGGATCACTCTGATCTGTGACATCTCTCAAAGCCTGACGATATGTTTCCCATTCCTCTCTTTTAGCATCAGACATTGGAACATCGGGGAGTACCGTCCAGTCACATGACTGTAGTTTTGCATCCCTTTCTCCTCTAACGATCTTCCATTGCTCCGGGTCTTTCCCCGCCTGTACTACAGACCAAGTTGGTTTCTTAGAGGGATCATTGTAAACAACATTTGAGTTGTAATCAGATTCAGAATCTACTGAACCGTATATACCAAATCCTTCATTGGGAACTGCTGACATAAGAATGTTGCTTAGTGTAATATTATTCATTCTTCTATCTCCCAGACCATCATAGTTCCCGCTACAAAGGTTGTTCCCCCTGCGGTTGCCTCTGGTTGTTTAGACCAAATATCAAACGTGTTATTACCGCTGGTTCCATCGGGGCAATTTGCAGCAGTAACTTTCCAGACATGGGAAACTCCAAAGCCATGCTCTGCTGAAGCGGTGACGCTATGCCCGTCATCCTTTACATCACCCACCAGCAAGTTATCCGTTGTCCCAACTATTAAAGTGCCAGAGGTATCTGATAATCTTATATAAGTATACTGGTGATTATCTGTTCCATCCCATGAACTAAATACATCATTCATCCCGTCCAGTTGTACATACAGGGTGGAAGTCGTGGAAACCTTATCGTGTGTAATACTCCATCCAGTGTCCACATAAGTATCACTGCGTAATGTAGAACTGTCAGACAGGATAGCGTGAGTTACACTAACTAACGGAGTCGTTGCAGTGGTTACATTAGGCAGTGAGTTCTTTAGAACCGTTTTGATTAAACGGATATGGTCATCACCCTGACTTATAGAGTCTGAGCCAGTGGGATTTGTCGTAACTAATCCACTAATGTATGTTGCGCTTTCTAGTGCCATAATTTATACCTCTGGCCAAACCACATTGGCCACACCATCTACCGTACTTAGCCCTGCCGGTAAATCTCGCAGTGCTTGTCGGTAGTCGCGCATACCCTCAGTTAGGGTTACGTCTTGCAGAGCGTGTAAGTCCGTAGCCGCGAGTCTGCGGTTGCGATCTTCGCGCAAGTTTGCAATGGCACGGTCAAAAGCACCCGCTTCCCATGCTGCCTCTTCGGCATCTCGCGCCGCTTCTTCTTCTGGTGTGAAATCTACTCGCACACCGTTTACCATTTTGTGTCTTGCCATCTAAATTGCTCCTAAAATTAAGAAATACCGTACATCTGAATTACGCCGTCAAAGTTGCCGCTGCTTTGTGCAAATGAAATTTCATCTATTGCTGAAGTGGTGTTTATGTATCCCGCCGTATAATTTTCTCTTGACCCGTTTTCAGCATGGTAGTTCTGAACTCTTGCATAAAAATGCTTTACATAGGTTGTTGAGGATGGATTAAACAGGTGAAGTATGCCAGCCGCAGATTCGTCTGCACCACTCCCCATATAAACAGCAAGAGGTTGATATGCAGTGCCTTGTGCTTGGTCCGATGCTGTCCGATACAAAAGAGAAGTTAAACTGTCATCCTCATAGTGGGCTGTGTTAAAAAGAGTTGTTGTCATAGTTTCATTAAAACCACTTCCACCAGAAGCATTTACTTGGAAAGCAAAATCTGAAGTGTCTGTAGCCGGATTTATATCCGTAAACACAAACATATACTCATCATAGGTACTGTCTATTCCAGACGTAATATCTATAGAAGAGGAATTACTTGCCGTATGTGTTGAAATCAGTGTTGGTATACCCATTAGCCAACTCCGTACATTTTTATAGTGCCGTCAAAGTTTCCTGATGACATTTTGAAAGATATTTCGTCTATTGCTGAGGTTGTGTTTATGTATCCTGCTGCAAATTGATTGGTTGACGCTGGGTAAGATGTCTCGTAGGAGCAATTTACCTTGCTATAAAAATGCTTTACATAAGTCGTATTAGACGGGTTGAATAAATGTAATTCACCAACTAGACTTTCATCTGATCCAGCACCGACTTGATAAGCAAGTTGTTGGTAAGCGGTTCCTTGTGCTTGATCCTGACTCGCGTTGTAGTTCATACCTTGAGTCGAATCGTCCTCAAGTTGATATGCCCAAAAATGTGTACTTGTTATTGTTTCGTTAAATCCAGTCTGCCCGTCAGCGTTAACCTGAAACGTAAATTCTTCATTATCCGTAGCAGGATTCACATCATAAAACTTGAAGATATAAAGTTTGTAAGTGCTGTCGATGCTGGAAGTAAAATCAGAACTAGCAGCACCTGACGATGTATTAGTTGTTATCAGGTCCATTGCCATTACTTAACTCCCCACATTTTTATAGTGCCGCTCGAAATATTGCCTGACTCCATTTTGAAAGAAATCTCATCAATTGCTGCCGTAATATTTATATAACCGGCTGCATTAGCATCTTGTGCATAGCCTTCCTGATGATGATTACTTGCCCTAGAATAGAAATGCTTTACATAGGTCGTTGAGGAAGGATTAAACAAATGTAGTGTTCCGGCGTAACATTCATCTCCACCGCTACCCGTGTCGTAACCCAGTGCTTGATAAGATGTTCCCTGCGCTTGATCGTAACCCGCCAGATAGTACAATCCACTGGATGCATCAGACTCGCTATGGAGAGCAGCGAAAAAGGTACTTGTTATAGTTTCGTTAAAACCCGAAGCATCAACAGCATTCACTTGAAAGGTGAAATCTACATCATCCGTAGCAGGATTTATATTGTAAAACTTGAAGATATATTCCCCGTAAGTCGAATCAATACCAGATGTAAAATCTAATGACGCAGAATCAGAAGCAGTCTGCGTAGAAAGCAGAACTACACTTCCTGTGCTGACTCCCGCTACGCCGAACAGAGTTGCTTTATGTGCGCCTAGTGGCATTAGCCCATATCCAGACCGGCAGCAAATCCGTACCAGATAGTTCCCGCGTCAATCGTGGTGAATGTGATTACGTCAACGCCAGAGGTTGTCAGGGTGGGTGCAGTGCTTCCAGCCCAATCTACCGCGCCGGGCCAGTTCACTGTTTGACTACCACCGTTGGTCAGGATCAGAGTGAATGATCCCGCTGTACCTGTAGTTGGAGGATTGGAGAAGGTGAACGTGGTTGTGGACGTATCAACCGTACCCGTAACAACGTTGCCGGATTCAAGGTCAATGTCCTGTGTACCGCCGCCAATAGCACCTATAGCGTTTACTGTTTCTCCGTAGTCTTTTACCACTGGACGCGAAACAATGTTATCTGCCATCGAGAGAGTTCCAGAAGCGGTACTCGCCCCAAGGGAAGCAATCGTCGAGGTCCCAGAAACCGTCAGTGTAGCCCCAGATGGGAGCGTAAAAGTATCCCCAGAATCACCTAGAGTAAATGCAGTTCCTGTCGATGGACTGACCTTGTTAGTTTTTACTTCGCTCATAATTTGTTCCTACAGTATTGTTAATGTCCCGTCTATTGTCCAAGTAACACCAGAAGCAACTGTAATCGGCCCATCAATAAATGCGTTGCGCCCAGATGGTACTGTCGTTGTAACTGTCGATGTGAGATCGGAGTAGTTGTAAAAGTAATTTCCTTCGCTGACTCCAGTGGTTGCCGTAGAAGGGGGTAAATTTCCTAGATAACTCATTACGACCACCCAAGGCTAACAGCCTGTATTCGTGTTTCTTTAGATGCGCTTTGGTTATGCGTCGTGATCTTGTATCGCATGGACGTACCTGAAGGTTGACCAGAGATGTCGAGATCGTGAGCAGTGAGGATTGTGTGACCACCTGTGTCACCTTCGTCTGCTAGAGTGAACTGAGTGTAGGTTGTACCGTTGTCACGGCTGACCCAGCCTTTAATGTCTGTGTTTATCGTTGCTGTACCAGCACCGTTGGTGTAGGTCATAACGAGATCGCCTTTAGTTGGTACGGCTTCTGCGGTTGTTGCTGTGGATACTAGGGTTAAGTTTCCCGGCACCGTAGCGGTAAAAGAATCAGTGGTGTAACTTAAAATTACAATACCTGAACCACCAGCACCTCCAGCGTTTGTATGATAAGACCCGCCACCGCCGCCACCAGTATTTGGTGTTCCTGCCGTGGGCGGAGTAGAGGTGGATTGTATACTACCAGCACCTCCGCCACCTATTCCGCCAGCGGCTTGCGTTGTGTTATAAACAGCACCTCCGCCGCCTCCACCTCTCGTAACTGAACTTCCTGTGATTGAACTCGCTGTTCCAGCACCACCCGTGCCACCACTCGCACCATTTACCCCCACTCCAGTTGCACCACCGCCTCCGCCACCTTTATTAGATGCGCCAGTACCGCCAGCAGTTCCTTGTGTCGGAGATAATGCCGCACCACCAGCCGTGTCAATAGCACCACCACCGCCGCTACCCCCAGACGCTCCAGCCTTAGTTGAATACGAACCACCACCGCCACCGCCAAGGGCTGTAATAGAACTAAATACACTATCCGCTCCTGAAGAGCCTTTATTGCCAACCGCACTTGAACCAGCACCACCAGCACCAACGGTAATACCATAAGTTTGTTCTGTGACAGCAAAACTTGTAGATGTACGATAACCACCTGCTCCACCACCACCAGTAGAGTAATTCAAGACATGACCAAATCCACCACCGCCGCCGCCAGCAACAACTAGATAAGTTCCTATAGTCCCAGAGGAGGGAACTACAAAGTCCCCATCGGCTGTAAAAGAATGGATAGTATTGCCGCCAGAATAAGTTATTGTTCCGCCTGTGGCATCACCCGGTCCAGACGTTTCCCCACCGTAATAATTACTGGCATTCCTTACTTCATTCGTAGACGCACTCGCATCAACACCAGAAGCATCCTCGAACGCATCTATCGTCTGGTCTGCCAAGTCGTACTTGGCTAACGACCCATTAGCCGCTACCTTGAATCCAAGGATTGCGATGTCTGTTTGGATGCCTGACGTAGCATCACTTGCTAAGTCAGCAGCCTTGACCTGACCAGCCGTTATATCTTCTGAGCGTATGGTTGTTCTAGCCATTATTTAGGATACCTAGTCTTAACAGCCTGTCTTAATCCCTCAAGCCTTGTTACTGATGCCATGCGTTCCTCTACTACTCCTTCCCATAGTGCGACTACGAGTTCGTTAATGGTTGGGTATTCTGCTTGGCGATCACGCTGATACTGTGTTGCGTCTTGCCCTGCTTGCCATTCAGCATGAGCAGTTTCTATTTCGGCTTCAGATGGCTGGGGCTGATCTGAAACCCACTCCATATAAATACCAGAACCATCTGAATCGTCTTTCAGGAAAAAATCTACCTGTGGAACAAAACCTAATTTTTGTAATCCTTTTGCTGAAATCGCCATTATGTTATCAACCTGTAACCGCCAAAATATGACGTTTCTAGCGTTATACCCTGCGCGGAAATGTTTAGATCACCACCATCGGTAGAATCTGCCCAAACTGCAACATCAAAATAGTCGGTAGTATTTGCATCGACTAAGGAATACGCCACTAATTGGTAATATTTCTGAGTAGTATTAGCACCACCTATGTGCCAAGCCATATAATAGTTAAAAAATGCAGTACCATTTTTCCTTATCATCACTTGTGAGCGATACATTTCTGCATCTTCGATGGTCATAAACGCATATAGAAAGTATTTTCCTGCTACCGCTGGCGTAAATCTGTATGTAGATACATCAAAAGCACTATCAGTATCGAAAACCTCGGTATTAAACTGAATTACTGTGGTAGTGTTATCGCTTATAGCCTGTACAACAGCAGGGGAAATATACATATAAGCATGAAATGCTGGAGTATTTGTTCCACCAGCAGAAGCCCAAGCATTGTCCCCTCTTAAAAATGTGCTTGAAGAAGCCGTACCTGTTGCAGATAACATAGCAATGTCTACAGCATCAGCAGCAATGGTAAGGGCTGTTGCGCCTGTTACATCACCAGTGTGTGTAGCGTTTGTTACCTTCGCTGTATTAGCAGCAATCTCGGTGTTAATCGAGTTGGCTAGTTTGTCAGCAGTTACAGCATCGTCCTGAATCTTAGCGGTGCTAATAGAATCGTCAGGAGGAGTAACAGCCTCTCCTATGTCGAGGATTCCAATAACCTCCATCGCGTCAGTAGAGATCAGTGCATCATCTAACGTCAGAGTGACGCCAGATATAGAATAGTTGTTCTGCTGCTTAATCCCGTTTATCGTGATGATAAGGGACTGCTCACTTGCGGGTGTCCAAGTAAGGGTATGCGTAGCAGACGTTGAGCCTGTTACGTTAACCCTCCGTATCTCAGAGGATTTTAATTCAACTTGGCCTAAATAACTCATGTGATCTCAAGTATACCTAAGACCGCCTCTGCGTCAGAGTCCACACTAGCAGTCATGTGAACGTCCCCGGTTGCCTCTAAATCTATTGGCTTGTCAAGCACCAGAGTAGAACCTGCGGGTACAGGCACAGTTTTAGCCACATGGTAGTAAGTGTCACCAGAGGTTGCTCTAGCCTTTATGTCCACATTAACTGAGGATGTTCCATCTATGTTACTGATAAAACAGGAGTGGATAATAGACGTTGTGGCTGCTGGTGCAGTATAGACAACGCCACCGCCTGTAACTAATGCAGCCCCTTGATTCTTAAACGTATTAGCCATCTTATCCCCCTAATGCAATCGCCATCGCTATGGCTGTTCCTGCTGGATCACCCGCTGACACAGTACCCCACGATGTATTTGTTCCATCAGTTGTTAAATACTTCCCACTTTCCCCAGATACGTCAGGAACTATAGCCGTAGTGGATGAAGAGGGAAAACTATTCTTTAGAACTGTTTTTAACATTCTAAGATGGTCATCTCCCTCACCAACGGGGTCGCCAACAACGGGGTTAGCGGTGTCTAATTGTGTTACCCAACTGGCTGTTTCAACGCCCATTATGCACTCGCCGCTGTTAGTGTTACCGTAACTATGAGGGTGTCACCAGAGATAACCGCCCTAGAGGAAGCAAAATCTACAACCCCATAAAGTGTACCTGACGAGGAACTCTTACTATCGGAGGATACCAAGAAAGCCCCCGCAATCGTGGCTGACCCGTTTATAGAGAAGTTAGCCTTACTAGCGGTGTTGTCAATACTTCCAGAAGAGGCGGTTCCAAGGGTCAGCGTCTGTCGGTAAGAATCAGAGTAAGTAACGTCCTCTGACCATCCAGAGTGGGATGACATCGTGTCACCTGCTGCCGCTGAACCGGCACCTTTCAAGGCAACGTACCACCC